TTATAACTTAAAAGATACAGAGGAGAAATATTATGACAACAAAAAGTAAACCAAAGATAGATGCAGTAACATTAAATTTAGTTAATAAACTAAAGCAGATAGATGATACAATCAATGAAGGTGCATGGGAGTATATACATCTAGGAGATATACTAAGATTACAAGATGCTTTTCATACTACTATTAATCACTATGACTTAAAGAAAAAAGGTGGTATAGGAGAACATGGAGCAGATGAAGGTAAATACACACAATTCTGGCATAGTGATTATGTATGCTATACAAACCCAGAAGCATATGACCCAAGCAAGGTGGAGAAAGATGATGAGTGAATATAAATACACATATAGATTTAGTGAGCAGACAGTAGACACTAGGTACTACAAGGTAGAATCTAATGCTAAACTTACTCAAGCTGAGATGCAAGATTTAGCTTGGTCAGTAGAGCAGACAGAAGGAGAAACCTTTAAATGTAATGAAGGCAAAGCTACTTTTGAAGGTACTGAGTTTGGAGATGATGCACAGTATCAAATGGAAGAAGGAGAGGAGGACTTAGCAGATGATTAAATATATTATATACACACAAAAGAACTGCATCTATTGTGCAGAGGCTAAGTCTATCTTTGATGAAGCCGGCGAAGTATACGAAGAAAGAAAACTAGATACTGCAGAGAAAGTTAGGAGATTTAAAAATGCCGGACATACTACTGTACCACAAATCTTTCTACATATAGGAGGATTCCATGAACTAGAAGAGTTTTTCTTTGGAGATGATGTATCGTTTAAACCGGATATAAAGCTCGTGGAGGACACTAAACCACTAAAGATAGGTTCATTATCCGGAGAAAAGAAAGTGATATCCTTTGCAGAGAAAAGAGCTTTAGTAAAAGGTAGAAAATTATTAGAGGATAAAGATGAGTAAAAAAGTATTAGAGGCAGTAAGAGAAGCTAGTATATCTATTGCTTGTTGTTTAGACGAACCTAGTAAGGTTACTAAAAAAGATTTAGAACATATACAAGACCAGATAACTAAGATAGAAAATTATTTAACACCTTTTTATTTAGAAGAATTAGAGGAGATGAAAGATGAGTAAAAAAATTAAATGTCAAAAAGAAGGTTGCTCTAATGAAGCATACCCAGAAGATATGGAGAATGGTGCATCTAATCTTTTATTATGTGATGATTGCTATACAGAAATAAGATATTTACTGGCAGATTATTTAGAGATACACATACAAGATATTAAGATTTAAGTATTGCATAGAATCATTTTATATGATATAATAAACGTAGACACCCTCATGACAAAAATAAATCCTATAGCCAAGATACATAATCTTGTGGCAAAAAATTTACTTGACACAAGATATAGGCAGAGGATTGTTAAAAACAAAAAGAAATATGATAGAAGGAGAAATAAAAATGTTTATAATAACACATCATAGATTTGATTTTGGTAGGTGGAATAAAAAATGTAAATGGACAGAATCATTTCCCATTGACCAATTGGTTGATGATAAAAGTAAAATACTAAAATTTAAAACAGAAGAAGAGGCACTAGAAGAATTAGTAGAGTGGGGAGTTGACATAAACTTTGCTATGAGTAATGGTGTTACCATAGAGAGATTACACTGATGCCAGAAATATTTATGTTGTATTATTTCTTAGGAGGCATAGTGTTAGGAATGTTTATAATTTTATTAGCATATATATTAACTAGAAAATAGGAGATTAAAATGTATGACCCAGTAGTGATATCATTATTAGAAAAAAATGTAAGAGATTTACAAGAACAATTACGTAATGCTTATGTTAAAATAAAACAATTAAATGATGAAAATTACAAGTTACGCAGAGAATTAGGAGTAAAAAAAGATAATGGAAAAAACCTTACTAATAGCTCTGATGGTGTTTGGTTAGGAGATGTAGAAATGCCAGATGCAGAACACTTAAAAGATGAGTAACGCAAGAGAGAGAAGATTAAGAGCCACCGGTAAATGGTTTCAGAAAACTACGAAACCTAAATATCTGTGGAGTAATCATATATTTCCTGTTGTATTATTGTTAAGTTTATTTTTTTTAATTTATAATAGTTAGGAGTTTAAGATGAGTAATCTTTGGGATAAAGATGCAAAAAGATTGTATCGTAAATTATTTAAGGAGTACAAAAGAGAAGGTTGCTCTAATGAAGAAGCAAGAAGATATGCTGAAAATGATTGTAAAAACAGCATAGATTTAGATATTTTTTCAGCAGAGAAGGTGTATAAAAAAACATTAAAAGATTTTGATTGACATGAATCATTTATTATGTATAATATATAAATATTATAATATAATAATAAATATAATAATTAATATATTTATTTTATTATTATCTTTATGGATATTATATATATTTATTATGATGTTTTATTATACTTTTAAATAAAAATAAGAAAGGAATATAAATTGCTAGAATTTTTATTATGGTATACAGTCATATACACTGTCATAGGTTTGACTAATGCAGTAGGTATGATGTGATGCAAACTAAGTGGATAAGCAGAGGGAAATGCCCTTGTGTAGAATCAAGTAATGGTTATAACATTCATGCTGATGGGCATGCCTTCTGCTTTTCTTGTAACAAAAGATTTAATAACGTAGGAGAGGCAAAGATGGAAAGCAAAGTAGTAGAAATAACAAACAAAGTTTCTAGTGCTGGTGATTATGGAAGTATAACTGATAGAAGAATATCAGAGGCTACTGCCAGGAAGTATAGAACTAAAATAAAAACAAATGGTTCTATGATTTCACATCACTATTACGAATATTTTAATACAGAAGGTAGCCATGTTGCTACAAAGATTCGCCAAGTAGAAGGTAAAAGAATATGGTCTCAAGGAGATATGGGAGATGCCTTACTCTTTGGTCAGAATTTATTTAAATCTGGTGGTAAGTATATTACTATCACTGAAGGAGAAGTAGATGCAATGTCTGCCTATGAAATGTTAGGTAGTAAGTGGGCAGTAGTATCAATCAAGAATGGAGTTCAAAGTGCGGTACAGAATTGTAAACAACACTTGGAATATCTAAATAGTTTTGATAATGTTGTCGTTTGTTTTGATAACGACAAGCCTGGAATTGAAGCCTCACAAAAGGTTGCTCAATTATTTGAACCTAACAAGTGCAAGATTGTAAGACTAGATTACAAAGATGCAAATGAATATCAGAAGATAGGAAAGTCAAAAGACTTTGTGCAAGACTGGTGGAGTGCAGAGGCATACACACCGGCAGGCATAATGAACCTAGCCAAGTTAGGAGATTCATTATACGAAGAAGATTATTGTGAAACTATACCTTATCCTTGGAGTGCCATGAATGAAAAAACATATGGCATGAGAACAGGAGAGTTAGTTACATTTACTTCTGGTGCTGGTATGGGTAAGTCTTCAATCATGCGTGAGTTGATGCATCATATTCTTAAAAACTCTAATGACAATATAGGAATACTAGCATTGGAAGAGAGTACAAAGAATACTGCCTTCAACATTATGTCAGTAGAAGCTAATGAAAGATTATACATAAAAGAAATACGTAATCAATTCTCAAGAGAACAATTAAATAAATGGCAGAAAGATACGATTGGTTCTGGTAGGTTCTTTGCCTTTGACCACTTTGGTTCAATAGGTAATGATGAGATACTATCCAGGGTTCGATATATGGCAAAGTCTTTAGATTGTAAATGGATATTCTTAGACCATTTATCTATCCTAGTTAGTGGACAAGATGATGGAGATGAAAGAAAATCTATTGATGTATTAATGACTAAACTACGTTCACTGGTAGAAGAAACTGGAGTTGGTTTATTATTAGTATCACATCTTAGGAGACCATCAGGAGACTTAGGACACGAGAACGGAAAGGAAGTTACTCTATCACATTTAAGAGGGAGTGCAAGTATTGCTCATCTATCCGATAGTGTTATTGCTTTAGAAAGAAATCAACAAGCAGATGATGATGTTATTGCTTGTACTACAACGATTCGTATATTAAAGAATAGATACACTGGAGAGACTGGTGTATGTTCTTACTTGCATTATGATAAAAAATCTGGTAGAATGTCACAAATAGACAATCCTTTTGAGGATGAATTTAATGAAGCACAAGGAGTAATATAATGAAATGTTGGCACTGCGGAACAGAATTAATTTGGGGTGGAGACCATGACGGAGAAGAAGGTGATGATTATGATATTGTTACTAATTTAAGTTGTCCTAAATGTGAGACACACGTATATGTATATCACACATTTAATTTACCTACTATGGAAAAACAAAGAGAGTTATTTAGTGAACCTGAAATGTGGAGTCATTATTGTCCAGAAGAAAAATCAGAAATGGAAATAGGTAAAGGAGAAGATTGCAGTTGGTGTGGAGCAAATGAAAGTAGTTCTTGATATTGAAACAGATGGTTTTAATCCTTCTAAGATACACTGCATAGTAGCAAAAGACATAGATACAAATATTGTATATGTATGGGACTCATCTAATATGTATGGGTTTAAAAGTTGGGCTAAAGATGTAGATAAATTTATTATGCACAATGGTTTATCTTTTGATGCACCGGTATTAAATAAATTATTAGATGCAGATATACTTCCAGGTAATATTGTAGATACATTAATATTATCTCAGTTATTTAATCCTATCAGAGAAAAAGGTCATAGCCTCAAAGCATGGGGTGAAAAATTAAACATGCTTAAAGGTGGTAAAGATGTAAACTTTTTTAAATATAATCAAGCTATGCTAGATTATTGTAAACAAGACGTAGAGATTACACATGCTGTTTACAATGAATTAAAAAAAGAAAGTAAAGGTTTTACCAAAGAGTCTATTGATTTAGAACATGATATAAGATTAATATTAGACCAACAAGAGAAGAATGGTTTTGCTTTTAATATAAGAAAAGCACAAGAGTTATTAGCAAAACTAAAAGATGATATCTATGATTTAGAGCAGTGGTCTTTGGAAGAGTTTGAACCTACTATTGTGGAGATGAAGACGAAGACAAAAGAGATACCTTTTAATATAGGTTCTCGTCAGCAGATAGCAGATAGATTAATGAAGAGAGGTTGGAAACCAAAGCAGTTTACTGATAAAGATAATATTATAATTAATGAAACTGTTTTAAAAACAATCAAAGAGCCGGAGTTGAAACTAACTGCAGAAAGATTTGCAAAGTATTTCTTACTGCAGAAGAGGGCAGTAATGGTAGAGTCTTGGATTGAAGCCTGTGATAAAAGTAATAGAGTACATGGTAAAGTTATGACATTACGAACTGTTACTGGTCGCATGGCACATAACTCACCTAACATGGCACAAGTGCCGGCTACATACTCACCATACGGAAAAGAATGTAGAGGTCTTTGGACTATATCAGATGCTATGAATTATAAATTAGTAGGTACTGATGCTAGTGGTTTAGAGTTACGTTGTCTTGCACATTATCTTAATGATACAAGTTATACTGATGAGATATTAAATGGAGATATACATACAAAGAATATGGAGTTAGCTGGTATTAAAAACAGAGACCAAGCTAAAACATTTATCTATGCCTTTCTCTATGGTGCTGGTGCAGAAAAGATAGGTAAGATTATAGGAGCTGGAAAAGAACAAGGTAATGTTTTAATTAATAGGTTCTTATCTAACTTACCTTCATTAAAAAGATTACGTAGTCAAGTAGAGAATGCCGGATATAGAGGAAAGATAAAAGCTATTGATGGTCGATACTTAAAAGTTAGGAGTGCACATTCAGCACTAAACACTTTATTACAGGGAGCAGGTGCTATTATTTGTAAACATTGGTTACTAAGAATTACACATAGAGTTTATAATAAAAAACTAAATGTAAAACTTGTTGCTTCTGTTCATGACGAATATCAGTTTGAAGTTCATAATAAAGATATATCAGAGTTTTGTAGTATTACAAAGATAGCTATGAAAGAAACGGAGAACTTATTAAAATTAAGATGTCCTTTAGATAACGATTACAAGGTAGGTACAACATGGGCAGAAACGCATTAGAGCCAAAGATAAAAGATAGAAAGAAGTTTGACCTGGATTTACAGTATGGTCAAGTAAGAGAAAAGATTGTAGCAGATATGTTACAAGATAAAAAGATAGAAGTAAAATCTGAAAGAGGTATGTGGTTAAAGACAGGTAACATAGCAATAGAATATGAGTGTTATGGAAAACCTAGTGGTATCAATGCAACTAAATCAGATTATTGGTTTCATAATTTATGTGTAGGAGATGAAGTATTTGCTACATTAGTATTTGAAACGAAGATGTTAAAGAAGATTATTAATGCTTCTATTAATGAGAATCAAGTTAGGAGTGTATCAGGTGGAGACCATAATGCATCTCGAATGTATCTAATGAATATACAGAATCTTTTTTCTCAAAATATAATTAATAAAAGTGTTGACAGTAAATAATAAACTGTGCTATAATATAATTTTATAAACCAAAAAAGGAGATACACCAATGAGTGTAATAAGTGGAACTGCTTACTGGGCGAGCATACAAAGCCCTAACACGAAGTTTGAACCAACTTGGCAAATAGATGTAGGTAATCTAGATGCTGATAATAAAGCTCTCGCAGAAAAAGATGGTCTAAATGTAAAGACTGATGAGACTAAAGGAGATTACGTTACTATTAAAAGAAAGGTGAAAAGAAAAGATGGTAATGATAATACTCCACCTGTGATAGTTGATGCACAAAAAAGACCTATGTTAGATTTAATAGGTAATGGTTCAAAAGTAAACGTACTATACACAACGTATGAGTGGAAGTACGCAGGTAAGGAAGGAGTATCTGCAGACCTTAAAAAAGTTCAGATTGTAGATTTAATTCCTTACGAAGAGAGAGAAGACTTTGATGTCGTCTCTAATGGTTACGCATCTGCAGAAGAAGCAGGTGGTGAAAAAATTCCTTTTGCCTCTTAATAAGGAATAGTGGGAGCTTTGTCTTACGCACGCAAAGCTCTCACGACACATTATGAAAAAAATAGATACATTAGTAGAAGATATATATAATTTATTCGAAAAGAAGAATGAGAACTTAACGGAAAAAGAAGTAGATAAATGTATAGATACGTTTGCTAAAACAGTTAAGATACATGTAAAAGATTTTCTAAAACAAAGACCTGAAGATAAACCTAGATTACGATTATCAACAATAGGTAGACCTGATAGGCAACTGTGGTATGATTTTAAAAAACCACATAATATACCTTTAGCACCTAGTACAAGAATTAAATTTCTTTATGGTTATATATTAGAGGAATTATTAATTATGTTATCTTCTATTGCCGGACACAAAGTCACACAACAACAAAAGCAAGTTGAAGTAGAAGGAGTTAAAGGACACCAAGATTGTTTTATTGATGAAGTGTTAGTAGATTGTAAGAGTGCATCAGGTAGAGGTTATAATAAATTTAAATATAATAACTTATCAAGTGATGACCCCTTTGGTTATATACCACAGATATCTGCATATGCTCAAGGAAATAATGTAGAAGAAGCAGGTTTCTTAGTTATTAATAAATCAACAGGAGAAATATGTTATACAAAAGTACATTCATTGGAGATGATAAATGCCGGAGATAGAATACAAAAGATTAAGAAAGTTGTTAAGTCAGATGTGGCTCCAGATAAATGTTATGAAGCAATTCCTGATGGAAAGTCTGGTAACTATAGGCTCGATACTGCTTGTGTGTACTGCAATTATAAGCATGATTGTTGGAGTGATGCTAATGATGGTAAAGGACTTCGTTCTTTTAAGTATTCGACTGGTCAAAGATATTTCACACACGTTGAGAAAGAACCTAATGTAGAAGAAGTGAAGTGAAAGACGAACCTGATATAATACAGATAGAAAACATTTTTTACTCAGAACCACACAGCTCTGAGAAGAGATTGTTTTTGTCTGTAATACTTCAGGCATTACTAGATGTATCAAAGAATGTGGTTACACCACAGGACAAAGTAAATAAATCTAAAGCTGAGTCCTGGTTTTTTACAAGTGTTGGAGTGACTTGTGAGAACTTTGAATCAGTTTGTCAAATGGCAGGAGTACAAGTTACAAAGGCTAGGTCATTTGCATATAAAGTAATGAGGGCAGAGAATAAAAAATATTTAAGAAAGAGAATAAGAAATGTGTTAAGAGGTGAAGATGACAAAGAAAAAAAAGTGGACATTTGAAGATAATCATGCTAAACTATATGCTGATATGATAAATTTTGAGGAGCAACAAAACATGGGAATGATGGATGAAGCTATAAAAGAAACAGTAAAAGATAAAGATTTTACTAAAACTGATTTGAAGAAAGAGGCAATGAAAGCTACGTTAAAACAAGTAGGTGGTAGTCATTATAAAGATTGTAAGATACAACCTATTGAATATATTGTAGGAAATGATTTGACTTTCTGTGAAGGTAATGCTATTAAATATATTACTAGACACAGACGTAAGGGTGAAGGTGCAAAAGATATTGAAAAAGCTATTCACTATTTAGAAATGATATTGGAGACAGAATACAATGAAGAATAACTATTTACCAACAGAGTATCAAACTTTTATTCATGCATCTAGATATGCACGTTGGTTACCTGATGAGAGTAGAAGAGAAACATGGATAGAAACAGTAACTAGATTTACTAATTTTTCACAAATACATTTAAAGAAAAATTTAGGTGTAGAAATAGATAGTGAAATGTGGAGAAAAATAGAAGATTATATTATAGGATTACAAGTAATGCCTTCTATGAGAGCTTTAATGACTGCCGGCACTGCACTAGAAAGAGAGAACATAGCAGGATATAATTGTTCTTATATACCTATTGATACACCTAAATCTTTTGATGAGGTTCTTTATATTCTTATGAATGGCACTGGTGTAGGTTTTTCTGTTGAAAGACAGTATGTAGATAATTTGCCTACTATACCAGATAGAGAGTTTGAAAATACAGAAGATGTTATATCTGTTGCTGATTCTAAAGAAGGTTGGGCAAGAGCATTTAAAGATTTAATATCTTATCTTTACACTTGTAGAATACCAAAAATAAATGTAACTAAAATAAGACCTGCAGGTGCTAGATTAAAAACATTTGGTGGTAGAGCAAGTGGTCCTCAACCTTTAGTTAATTTATTTGATTTTACTATTGATAAGTTTAAAGGTGCTAAAGGTAGAAAACTATCTTCTATGGAATGTCATGATATTGTTTGTAAAACAGGTGAAGTTGTGGTTGTTGGTGGTGTGCGAAGGTCAGCTCTTATATCTCTGTCTAATCTATCAGACCAGAGATTAAGGGTTGCCAAGTCTGGTGCTTGGTGGGAGACAAATCCAGAGAGAGCATTAGCTAATAACTCAGTGGCTTATACAGAGAAACCAGATGCCGGTATCTTTATGAAAGAATGGTTAGCATTGTATGAAAGTAAATCTGGTGAACGTGGTATTTTTAATAGAAAGTCTGCACAAGAAAAAGCTAAAGAAAATGGTAGACGTAATTCTGATTGGGACTTTGGTACTAATCCTTGTAGTGAGATTATATTAAGACCTAATCAGTTTTGTAATCTTACAGAAGTAGTTGTAAGACCAGATGATACAGAGGATATGCTACATAATAAAATAGAAGTAGCTACTATATTAGGCACAATACAAGCAACACTTACAGACTTTGGTTATCTTAGAAAAAGATGGCAAACAAATACAGAAGAAGAAAGATTACTTGGTGTATCTCTTACAGGTATTATGGATAATAGTTTATTATCTAGAATGAGAACTAAATTACCAGAAGTCTTACAGAATATGAGACAGAAAGCTGTAATGGTAAATGAAGAATGGTCAAAGAAGTTAGGTATACCACAATCAACAGCTATCACATGTGTTAAACCTTCTGGTACAGTTAGTCAATTAGTTGACTCTGCTAGTGGTATTCATGCTAGACATAATCCTTATTATATAAGAACAGTAAGAGGAGATAAGAAAGACCCATTAACACAATTTATGGCAGAGCAAGGCATACCTTGTGAAGATGATGTAATGCAACCTAATAACTCTGTGTTTTCTTTTCCTATGAAGACAGACCCTGGTGCTATATATAGATATACTATGACTGCTATTGAACAGTTAGAGATATGGAAATGTTACGCACAACATTGGTGTGAACATAAACCTTCTGTTACTATATCTGTTAAAGAACATGAGTGGATTAATGTAGGTAACTGGTGTTGGGATAATTTTGATACATTATCTGGTATATCATTCTTACCTTTTTCAGACCACACATACCAACAAGCACCTTATCAAGATATAGATGAGATGCAGTATAAAGATTTAAAATCTAAGATGCCTCAAAATATTGATTGGTCTTTATTACAAAAGTTTGAAACAGAAGATAATACAAGAGGTTCACAAGAATTAGCATGCACTGCAGGTTCATGTGAGTTAGTGGATATTTAAATTATGCTTGATTATATTGTTATAGTTCTATGTATATTATTAATAGCTAATACTTTAAATATGATGTAATTTTTTTGTTGCATTATATTTTAAATTATGTTATAATGTTTATATGGCAAGAAAAGTAGTTGGAGCAATAGGTAGGTTTAAATCTTTTTTTAAAAAGGTTACTGCTATAGGTAATTCGGTAAGAACAAGACCAAAGAATAAACATAAACGTAGAAACTATAAAAAATATAAAGGACAAGGTAAATGAAAATAATTTTAGTATTAATAATAAGTTTAATGGTGGTGCAGTTAAAAGCAGATGCATGGTTTGATTCAGTAGGGTATAGATATTATCACGATTTAGATAATGAACGTAATGGTTCTAAGTTTAGAAGTTATGCAACTAAAAAATTATCTAACAATGATAGATTAAAAATAGCATATGAAAGACAAAGACCTGGTAGTGGTATAGAATCAGGTGTATTTTTTATTGATTACGAATGGAAGTTCTAATATGAATATGAAAATTAGAAACGATATGGACACAGTTTATATTGGTTATGACCCTAGAGAACATGCCGCATATGAAGTATTAAAGTTTTCTATAGAAATACGTGCCAAGAATCCTGTAAGAATAGTGCCTCTTAAAAAAGAAGCATTAATTAAAAATGGTATGTTTAGAAGAAAGTCTAATAAGATAGGTAATCAACAGTATGATGAGATAGATGGTAGACCTTTCTCTACTGATTTTAGTTTTACTAGATTTCTTATACCACATCTAAGTTTATATACTGGATTATCTTTATACATGGATTGTGATATGTATTGTTATGGTGATATCACAGAGTTATTTGATATGTGTAGAGAAAGTTACTATCCTGTGTGGGCAGTGCATCATAAATATGCACCAGACAAAGGTATTAAAATGGATGGACAAGCACAAGAACCCTACAATATGAAGAACTGGTCTAGTCTTATGATGTTTAACAATGAACATCATTACCTTGATAAGTTAAGTATTGATGCTGTTAATACTGAAAAAGGTAGATGGTTACATACATTTAAATGGTTGCCTGATGAAGAGGCAGACATAGGTCAAATACCGGAAGAATGGAACTGGCTTGATGGTCATTCACCAGAAGCTATGAAACCTAAGATTGTTCATTTTACAACAGGTGGTCCTTGGTTTGCTAAGTGGAAACCTAGAGGAACTACTGAAGGTAAGTATGCTGTGAAGTGGTGTGAAGATGCTAGGTGGCTACAAATGAAAGGCATTATACCTAGAGAAAAGGATTACTTAATACAATGAGAGAACTAACGAATAGTTTATATATGTCATTGAAGTGTCATTATAAAGGTCAAGTAAATAAAGCATTGTATCAACTTGATTTGGCATTTCAAAAACCTGTAGCAATCGGAGAACACCCTAAGATAGTAGACGATTGTATTGTATTAATTAAAGAATTATCAGAAGCTGAAGAAGCATTAGAAACATTGGAGAAAAATTTTGGAATCTATCACGAAAGAAGTTAATATTGTAACTTCATTTAATGAAACAATACTAAAAGATACAGCAGTACATTTATTAAACTCTACAAAAGAAAGTTTAGATACCAGTATTAATTTTACTGCATACTATCACGACTGTAAGATAGATGCCTATTCTTTACCTGATTATACTTATAAAAGTTTACATGATATAAAAGACCATGAAGACTTCTTAAAAAGATATGCAGAGCATGATGGTACAGAAGATGGTAAGATACCTTACAATGAAAAGTTAGATGCATTAAAGTGGTCACATAAAGTATTTGCCTTAACAGAAAAAGCATTTGAGTTAGCAGAGAAAAGTAAAGAAGCTGGTTGGTTAATATGGATTGATGCTGATTCTTATTTAAAGAAAAGATTAACAAAACAAGATATGTTATCTATGTTAAATGATAAAGCAGATATAGTTTATAATCCTGAAGAGCCTTTCTTTATGGCTTTTAATTTAGATAAACAACCTACTGTAGATATACTTGCAGATTTACGTGGTGCATATATATTAGGTGAAATGACCAAGTATAGTGAGTGGCATGATTATTATATATTCTCTAGGTTGTTAAACTTATATCAAGCACATGGTATGAAAGTAGAAAAGATGAATACTATGAATGATTATTTTTATCATTTTGCAGGTAGACCAGACTTTTCTAAGATAGCTATAAGAAATGCTAAAGGTGAAAGAGCCTTTCCATTATCAGATAATACTGCTCCTGATATTAAACCTAATAGGTATCAACAAATATCACAGATAATGAGAGAGTATGAACCAAAGACTGTAATAGAAACTGGTACATGGAATGGTGGTAGAGCTATAGAAATGGCACTTACTGCTTTTGAATATACTGATACGTTTACTTATCATGGTTATGATTTATTTGAAGATGCCACTATAGAAACTGACCATGAAGAATTTAATGCAAAAGCACATAATAAAATGTCTGCAGTTGAGAATCGACTAAAAGAATTTGCAGAACATATGAAAGAAAATAAGAATAAAACTTTTGTATTTGAATTAAATAAAGGTAATACTAGAGATATATTAAAAGACCAAAGTGCATGGTTTGATATGGCTCTTATAGGTGGTGGTAATAGTATTAAAACTATTGCACACGATTATGATTGTGTTAAGAAAACACCTATTGTTATGGTTGACCATTACTTCAGAGAAGATGATGATAAGATGGCACCTAATGAGGCATACTGTGGTGTTAATAAACTATGGGAAAAACTAAAGAAGAATAAAGAAATACGTAAACATGTGTTACCTTCTGGTGATAAGGTAAAAGAAGGTGGATTTACACATTTTATGATTGTATTAAATGATAAAAAACTACCTAATATACCTGCTGATTTACAACGAGTTCCTATTGTAGTTAATCCTAGAGATTGTGTACCTAAAGATTACATACGTGGTAATATAAAAGATAACATGAAGATAATACCTAAAGATAAGTTTATACAGAAATGTAGAACTCATGATAACCATGCTATTATTATATCTGGTGGACCAAATATTGATTATAAAGAACTTAAAGATACATTAAAAAAATATCCTGATGCTTTTACTATTTGTGTAAAGCATGCATATCCTGGTCTTGTAGCTAATAATATAAAACCTAATGCATGTATCCTATTAGACCCACGTTCTATAGAAGGTGAGAGTACACATGGTATTAAGAGAAAAGATTTATTAAAAGATTTAGATAAAGATACTAAGTTTCTTGTAGCTTCTATGACAGACCCTTCTGTTACTAATTATTTATTAGGTAAAAAAGCAGATATATGGGGTTGGCATGCATTTACAGAATCATTAAGAGATGATGATGATAGAAAACATGCAATTAAAAATAATCAAGTTAAGATTAGAGAAGATATAGGTTTACCTGTAGGTGCTACATTAATTACTGGTGGTACTTGTGCGGCTATGAGAGCTATTGGTATGTTACATACTATGGGTTTTAGAAACTTACATTTATTTGGTTTTGAATGTTCATTAGAAAAAGAACCTACAGATGATATGAAGAAAGAAACTACTGGTGCTGATGATGAACCTAAAAGACCAAAGTATTTTCAAGTATCTGTAGAGAATAAATCTTATTGGACTACCGGTGAGTTATTAGCAATGGCACAAGATTGTGAGAAAACATTTGCTGATAAAACTATGGGTATTAATTATAAATTCTATGGTAAGGATAGTTTAGTTTCTGAAATATGGAATAAATCAAAAGAGAAAGAAACATTACCTTATTATAAGGATATGTTAAATGCATAGTAGAGCCGAACCTTCACAGGATTATGTAGATTTATTAGAAGAATATAAAGAACTACATAAAGACCCAAAGTATTTTAATGGTATTTGTTTAATAACACATTTAAATACAGTGTCAAATATTATAGTAGAAGAAGGTGCTAAAAGTGTTTTAGATTATGGTTGTGGTAAAGCTCTATTATATGATGATGAAAAATATAAGAACATGAAACTTAATAAACAAGGACAGACATTACCAAAGTCTTTACCTAAATTATGGCAGTTAGATTATCATGCATTATATGACCCAGCATATCCTAAACATAGCAAAGTTCCTAAAGGAAAATATGATGCTGTATTATGCACAGATGTAATAGAACATATAGATGAGAAAGATGCTGACTGGATATTAGAAGAAATATTTTCTTATGCTAGAAAGTTTGTTCTACTAACTATTGCTTGTTATAAAGCACTAAAGACATTTAAAGATGGTAGAAATGTTCATGTTAATATAAAGACTCCGGAATACTGGACAAATAAATTATTAAAGTTACATGAAAAACACCCACATTTAAATATACATTATAGTTTAGATGTATTAGAAGATGAGAAGGCAGAAAAACTTGTATCACTAACAGAATGGAAATTTATAAAAAGGAGATAACATGGCACTACTAAGTTTAATAGGACCTGCTACAAAGTTAATAGGTAAGTTTATAGAAGACAAAGATGCAAAGAATAAACTTGCTCACGAGATAGCTACAATGGCAGAGAAGCATGCACAAGAATTAGCTAAAGGACAATTAGCAATAAACAAAGAAGAAGCAAAGTCAGGTAATATATTTATTGCCGGTTGGAGACCCTTCATAGGATGGTCGTGTGGAGTTGCCTTGGTATGGCACTTTATCGCAGCTCCGTTTATTATTTTTTTTGCAGCTTTATTTGGTGCAACATTACCACCACTACCAGAGTTTGACATGGGTAGTTTAATGACTGTGTTAATGGGTATGTTGGGTCTTGGGGGACTTAGGACTTTCGAAAAGTATAAAAAAGTTACTAAGTGAAGAAGAAGTTTATTGTAGAAGTTGATATAGGTGAGCCTTTATGGGATATGTATAATCAATACTCCTGCAATCAAATAAAGTTAAAGTTTAAAGACAGTAGAAAAACTGATAATCCTATTATTCACCATGATATATGGATACCAAAGACTTACGAAGAATGGTTTAATAAAATAAAATTTCCAAGAAAGGGATTAAAAAAATGAAACAAGGATTTATAATATTAGGACTTATAGCTTTAGTATTAATTATAGCTTTAATTTCACATAATGCTTCAGAAGTAATAGATGAAAATACACCTATAAAAAGTAGTGTAATAGAAGAACCTATTATAGAAAAAGAATATGAAAAATATGAAATGGGTAATTATAGGTAATGGCAATCAATGAGCAACAAGAAAGATTTTGTCAGTCGTA